AATCAAAAAGCCATTTGTCTACAATCCGCTCATTGATTATTTCTCTGCCTTGAATTTTGATTGATAAGATTCCAGCGTTCGCCGAAACCTCAATAGGTTTTCCTTTCATAATACGATTTTAATTGTTAGTGATATAAAATTAATAAAATATTATTTAAATAAAAATTATTTTAGAGTAATAAATTTATTGGTAGCAATACTCCTTTGCTTGTATTGCTATCGCCTCCATTTGTGCATCCGTTCGTCTTATAGTATTCTCGACATATTTTCTTAAATCTATCAGTTTGTATTATTACAAAATGCTCGTCGCTCAAAAAATAACAATAGTAATCTGCTTCGCTTGTGGCAAGACCAGACGGTTTGCCTCTACTCTCATATTCTACATAAATGTTTCCAGTTTCGTGTGCTTGTAAATCTCTTTTGACTTCTATTTTTTTGCCTTGAAGTATATCCGCTAAGCTTTGCTCCGCTACTTGACCGACTTTTAAATCGTATCTAAAATCATTGTTATGTTTCATTTTTTATTTTTTGTTTGTACTCCTCAATAATATCTCGCAGCTCCTCCCTTGAATACTTTCGTGTTTCATGTGCCTTTGAATGTAATTCAATTAGTTCATCTGCTCCGATTCGCTCCTGTATTCCTATTTGATAATTTAAAAGATTAGCATGGAGGTGCTGATTGCAATATACGCATTGACCGTGAACGTTCCTCTCGTCAAATGTTACTGCTTTGTGCGTTCCGCTGCTGAAGTAATGCCCAGCATCAAATTTAACCCCTAAAGGCTGACCGCAAGATATACACGGTTTTTTTTTATCTCGCTCTCTGATATATGTATTGAAATACTTTTGCGCTTTCTTCATTAAACTCTGGACGGTTTCAAGCTTTTCTTTTAGTTCTTTTTTTTCTTTTTTCCAGTTCTTGACCTTTGCAGTTTCTACCCATACTTTTACGCATTCAGACTTGAAACAATATTTTTGATTAAAGTGCTTGGCTTCAAATTTCTCTTTGCAGTTTTTACAACGTGGCATCTGCTTGAAATATATAAACCTCTTCAACGTTGCAATCTATGTTAGTGCATAAGTGTACGTTTATTACGCCTTCTCCTTCTAAGTTAAACTCTTCGTATTCGTGTTGCTCTTGCCATTTTATTGGCTCTGTGCATTGTGGGCATTTCATAAGTTAAATTGTTTTATTATTAATTCTAAGCACCGTACTACTATACTATTGCCAGCCTGTTTGTAAGCTTGACTATCTGAGCAAGTCCAAGTAAAGGTATCAGGAAAGTCCATAAGCCTAAAGCACTCTCTTGGTGTCAATCTTCTAATAGCATTTTTTTCTACGGTTTGCAATCCGCTTCTTTCGCTGCGTAAAGACGGAGAGTAATTATGGTAGATTCTCTTTTGCTCTTCGTTAAATGAATTAGTCGAATCAATTATTATACCTTGATTGCATTGCGTATCTAATGTTTGCGCTACTCCTTTACCCACTCTACCTCTCCGTGTTTCTGAATTAGGTACACTAAAGTTTATACTATCTCCTTCCGTATCTTCTTCGTAACCTTTTTTAGTTGCTGAGTTTACTTTTAAGTAATTATCTTGTCTGCCCATTTTAGCAATATCTGTTCTCAAAGTTCTTGCTAAATTTGTTTCATTTATTAGTGGAGTTGTAACTAAAAATTTTTCTGATTTATGATTGACTAAACAATTTACCATTTTATCACTCAAAAAATACTTTTCATCTACTTCATTTTCTAATACGTCTTTTAATCGTTTGGTTAAGTGTTCTTCTTTTGCCCATCTAAAATGGTTGTCTTCATCATCGCGAACACCTATAATAAAAACTCTTTCTCTATTCTGTGGTACTCCGTGTTTTTTTGCATTCATTACTTTGTAGTAAATGTGATAAGGTACTGAATCTTTATAAGCAAACAATACAGGCAGACCGTTTACGCTTTTGCCGCCTAACATATTTACCCATTCCTTAAAAGTGTTACCGTTATCGTCTGACAATAGACCTTTAACATTTTCAAAGATAAAATATCTTGGCTTGTTCTTTTTTATAAATTCGTGGCTATTAAAAAATAATACGCCTCTTTTATCGTCTTTGCCCAATCGTTTACCTGCTAAACTAAACGCTTGACACGGTGGCGAAGTCATATAAATGTCTAAGCTCTCTTTTGGTATTTCTCTTTCGTAAACATCTTTCGGATAGTATTTAGGTTCTCCGTAATTATGTATGAATGTTTCTCTTGCATACTTGTCCATATCACAAGCAAAAACCTCATCATATTTAATACCTAAACGCATTAATGCTTGATTAAATGCACCTACACCACTAAAGTCACTTCCTACCTTTATCATAATTCTAATTTAGCATCGTTAATAATTTCTTTTAGCTTGTCTATTTCGTGTTTATGTTCAGCAATAATTATTTGATTTCTTAGATTAGATTTGCACTCCATGTGATACTCTTGCTCAAATTCTAAAAACACGTTGTGAAAATGCTCAATGTCCTCTGCGCTTTGCTTCATTGAATTTATTAAATCCTTTCTTGCTGGGTGTTTCTCTTCAAGCTCCTCAATGCTTTCTTTGAATTTGATTAGTACCGTCTTTAGGTTAATCTTGGCTTTTAGTATTTCTAAGGTGTTCATTTTTGTTTAGCGTATATTTTATTATAAACGTTAGGCGCTGGATTCTCTTGCTCATAATATAGGAATTTTTCCTTGTCAAACCACATTATGAGTTGCCCTATCTGCCCAGCCGAGCGCGGCTTGATTTTATTAAAGTTGATAATAGCTTGATTGTAATTTAAATCCTCTCTGTGTACCGTTATCATACACTTACCACTATTAAACCATTCCGAGCCTCCTTTCAAATCGTATGGACTTGGCACGCTTCGCTTTCCGTTTATCTTTTCCGTTAGCTTTGGATGAATGATTGTATGTAGATGCAATTCGTTATCCTCTGCGATTTGGTTTCGGTACGGCAATACAACCTCTAAATATTGTGCATAACCTCCAAACTCATGGTATGGATGGCTCAGGTCTTTCCAAGAATCAATGCTTGCAGTTTGTAATCCACCTTTTTGTTTAAGCTCCACCGCATAATCATAGAACTGAAACGGTGTCATCTTTGCTTTTACATCCTTCTTTGTTAAAATATGAAAGTGCTGAAATATCCAATCTAAGGAGTTTCGTATTTCTGCATCTTTGATTACGTTCCGTTCTTTAGGATTAAAGCTTTTGCCTGTAAGTTTATGAATCAAATCCGCAACAATCTCAACATTGCTACCAACATCAGGAAAGTAAACCAAATGCTTCCATCCATAAAATTTAGAAGTATTTAAAAGGCACTCCATTAGAACTTGTGTTTTACCTGACATTGGAAATCCTGTCCAATCGGTGCAGTTGCCTAATTGCATTGAATAAAACTCATGCAATCCATCCCAGCCTAAATACTTGCCCTTTTGATTGTAGTTGTCTCGGTGTTTAAATATCTTATCAATTATGTCTCCTGTCTCTGTTACCTTGTATCCGTCTATTGCCACGCTGCTTTAAATTTAGTATGTTCACTTTTTGGTTGTTCCTTCTTTAGCCAATTCTTGGCGGTTAAATATAATGATTTGTATTTTTTATTTTGTTTAAAATTTTCTATTGCATCTAAAACAGAATCAATTGTTTCTTGTGGATAGACGGATTCTAATTTTTTAAACTCGTCTTTTGACATAGACAAATGAGCGAAGCTTCTGTATATACTTTCATTATCACTAACACTAACACTATCACTTACACTATCAGCTTTTTTGGGTTTCTGAAAAAAGGCTTGGGTTTTTTGGGTTTCTTTGGGTTTCTTAGGTCTACCTCCTTTAGAACCGTTTATTCTTTGTTTGTCGATATAAACATTGTACTTTCTTAAATCCCTCTTTAGAGCCTGTCTAATGCCCTCGAAAGCAATATCAATGATAAACTCCGCTTCAGGGTTCTCATCGGCACAATAAGAAAATATGTGTTTGATTAATTTGCCAGCTTGTTCATCAGATAGTTTGTCAAAGATTCCCCTTTGGTCCATATAAAGAATAAAGCTCTTTTTGTCTTTAGCCATAAAATTAAATTAAAAAAAAACGATACGCTTTCAGGCGGTGGCAGCCGTACTCACGCATCGTAATAAACCAATGAAAAAAAGTCTCGCCACCTAACTTCTTTTAGAAATCAATCTATGTTTCCATAGAATAACCAAATTATGAACGCATAAAAATAATCAATTATTTGTTCCATGGTTCAACTCTTGTGATTTTTTTTATCAATCCTTTCCATTTGCCCCAAGCATGTATCGCCTCCGACCTTGAGTAAGCCACAACGTAGTCAATTGCTTGGAGTGGATTATTTAGGTCTTTATCGCTTTTGTATATGTTGTACTGGATTCTAAAGGTATGCAATCTGCAATCCGTTCTTTTTACTCTGCGAGAGTACAGCTCTACGTCAAAGTTATCCCAATCCTCTGTGTTTATTTTATGTGCCATCCTTATAAGTTTTTGATATATTCCTTTACTTGTTTCTTCATGTACTTTTTATCCAGCCACTCTAGAAGCTCAATAGTATTAAATACCATCGTGAACTCTTTGCCGTATTCGTCTTTCCCTACAAGGTAGGTTTCGTTATCAGGTGTACTCATGAACGTATTAATGTCATGAAGCCTCTTGGTTATTTTGTTCTTTGTCATTATCCGAATATTAAAATTGTGTAGTAATAAACGGTTGCTAATGTGCATAAATATAATATGCCGTAAATCGTATCTTTTATTCCGTCTTTCATTATTTCAGAGTGTTAAGTTGTTTAATAAATCTTTCGTTTAGTCTGCGCATACACATATAGTATATAATTATGTTGTGCTTGTTTTTTTCTCTGATGCTGTCAAATTCTAATCCAGCACCAAAGGCATTCGACCATTCGGCATTGTCAATCCTTGTTTCAAAGTGTTCGATTGCTTCCTCAATCTCTATGAGAAGCTCTAAGGTTTCCTTTCTTTTCATTGTTATTGGTTTTTAGATTTTGTAATTGCTTGAGCGAGTAGAACTTGAATCTCCTTGTTTACGCTCCTCGCATTTTTCTTTGCTGATGCCTCTATCTTCTTGAAAAGGTCTTTCGGTATTCTTAATAATTTCTGTTTCATGATATC